CATCAGAGAGCCTGAGTAATGGTGATCTGTCCGTACTGCGTGTTGACGACAGCAGCAACGGTGAACTGGCGTGTCGAAGGATCAAGGTGGCTGGCATATTCGACAATCTCGGTGACGCCTTGCGTCTCGAGAATGACGGTCTGAACGGCTAGATCCCGCGTTGACTGCGTGCCAGCTCCGAGAATTTCTGTGTTGTACGGAGTGCCGGCCGTCTGATCGAGAAACCATTCACCCTGCAGCAACTTGAGACGCGTCTGGATTGCCTGTGCGACCGCCTCTGGCGAATCGACAAGGAAATTGGCGTTGTTCTGGCCGAACGTGTAGTCGCCGTTGACGTCGAGAGTGCGATAGCGCATGTCAACCGCCTTTGATTGTCGACGTCAGGTGCGAACTGCCCATCTGCTGATTGGGAACTCCGGCACCAGATGACGCGTGCGTGTGCGTGTTGAACAGAGACATGAAGGCAGACGTCACGAGAGACAGGAGCGATTGCGCCGAAGCGCCAAGGCTGATAGACGGAGCAGTTACGGATGCTGTTGCGGTTGCAGTCACCGCCACGTTCTGCGCCGTGATGGTCGCGTTGCCCGTGACGTTGATGTTGGTGTTGCCGCCGATATTTGCAGCCCAGTTTCCCGGCGTAACAATGTCGATTTCGTGAGACGTCGGATTCAGCTGGAGATATGCCTCTCCGTCATTAGATCTGAGTTGAACCGCAGAGGCTGACCATCCGCTTATCTTGGTCGCCTGACTGAACGGCCCGACGATCGCGAAGCCGTCTGATAGATCGTGCATCCGCAGTTCGGATTGCACCTGAATGCCGCCCGCCGTCCACCAAGCGTCGATGCATCTCGAGGAGAAGATGACAAGACATTCATCATCTTTCGCGATTGGGAATGTGAGCGTACACCCGCCGCCGCGCATAGGAACGACTGGACAATCCAGCAGGAGCGGCAACGATATCCATTGCAGCGATCCGTCAGCCGCACGAACCTGAGCCTTGATCGCCGGCTGAATCACGCACGTAACCGTATCAGGATCGAAACTCTCTATAATCCCCGGCAGCGCCGTCCAGACTTGCGCCTGATGCCCTTCCAGTGCGAGCCGAAGCGCCTCCTGGTTGTCATTGACGCGTTCTAACTGGAGCATGAGGTATCAGATGAAGATTTTGATTTTCGTAGTCGCGGGTCTTGTTTCTGCGTCTGCTTTTGCGCAATCAGATCCGCCTAAGTACAAATTCTCGACGGACGTCCCACCACAGCCGGTCGCGCAAGGGATGGATCTGGTGGATGGCGCCGTTGTCTGCCCGTCAATGGACGAGGCGACGTGGCTATTCGGATGGATCAACAAGGCGCGGCATGCGCGAAAATCTCTGTCTCCGGAACTCAGGAAACAGGCCGCGCTCGTGAATGGCTTTGACTACGGAGCGGAGCCGCGACCGTCAGACTACGGATGCGCACTCGTTCCAGCCGGAACGCCGCTTGATGTAGAGACGGGAAACTACGTCACCGTCGTCTCAGGCGTGTTACCGAATGGAAGGAAATTCAAGGGCGTAACGATCCCGAACATGATTGCGCGCTAGCCAGAGGCTGCAACCGATTGCGTCTGATTGCTCGCCGACACGTCGACCGCCAGACAGATCAGATCGACATACCACTCTTGACCACGTGTATCACCGCTGAACTCTGCGACCATTACGCGATAGAAGCCGGCTGCAGTAACAACAGTTGCAATCGCTGGCTCATATTTCAGCCCTTGCTGCTGCGTCGTTATCTGATTGATATCCGACTTCGCGATCTGAACGAGGCAGCCGATGCGGATCAGCGGGTTGAGAAGGGCGCGCGCACGAACGCCGTCCTGCGTCGCCTCTGGGACACCGACCAGGCCAGTTGTCGATGACAGAACGACAGCCTCGCCGGGCCGATAGCCAGTGATTGGCACCAGCACGAACTGGCCATTTTGAATCGACCATCGGAAACCGTACTTATTCGCCCAGTCCCGTGCGTAATCACGACTCATGCCGAATAGCACCTTGCCCCGCGAGAGAGCTTGTGCGGTTCCCACCGCTGACCCGGCAATCAGACCGTTTGTATCATCAGCAAATTTGATCGGCGGCGTACCGTTCGATGATGCCGCTCCGGTTATAGCTGCGATGACTTGTTGCGGAGTCTGGCCGGCGACAATCGACTGGCTGATGACGGAGAAATTTGCCCATTCGTCTCCGTCCGCAGCCCATATGTCAACGTATCTGTCGACATTGCGCTCGCGCCCTGTCGCGGTCTGCTTGATAGATCCCTGGAAGATGATGCCGAAATTCCCGCCTTCGTAGCCAGCCTGAAGCGTGACCGCGCCGAACTCGGTTCCGATCTTCGCGACAGTCTGGGCCGAAAGGTTGTACACCCTGACGTACAGTGTATTGGGTGTCTGTGCGTCAGAGTTGGTCGTTCGGAACGTGAAGCGAAACTGAGACAGGTCGAGACCTTGGGTTCCAGTCGAGACGATCAGGCTAGCTTTTCGTCCGAACTGGTTCATGCTGTTATCGCGTAGAGGTGGGCTGTCGTGCCGATGTTGTCGAAAGTCGGAACGGCGTCAGGATCGTTGTCGGTCTGTGCGACCAACTGGAATCCGAAGTTGAGGTAGCCATACTGCTCGAGCAAATCGGCGCCTGTCACCATCGGGATACCAGACACGATGGGGTTTCCGCTAGCGTCCGCAATGTCGATGATCCATGAAGCGTTCGGCACATTCCATTTGACCGTCAAGCCGTAGGTTGTGCCGCCGATCGGGATGTCGAACGACTGAGGTTCTGCCGACAACGGAATTTCATAGTACGTCGTCATGGCAGCGCGGAGACGTTGATATTGGGCGAGGGGAGCGGATATTTCACGCCGTAGTTCGTCGTCGAGGCGTTCTGCTGCGGGTTAGCCATGTTCGACGAGTCGGGCACTGTTACAGTTTGCGTCTGCGCCATCAAAAGCTGTCGGCAACCGATACGGATGATCGCGCTGTTCTCCGTCTTTACATCAGTGGTCGTTGCCAGCGACTTGATCAGCATGTTTTTGTAGACGCGCTTTCCGGTATAGATCGTAAAGAGCGTCCGGTTTTTCTGAAGATCCAGCAGGAACGCATATGCGGCCGCCGAAGAACTGCCGGCAGAATTGCCGCTGAGCACGTTGACGATGCTCCCGACGGCATTGGCCAACTGTGCTGCGCCGATGACGGCTCGGACAGCGGCGTTTGAGTTGGCAGCAGCGCCTACGAGTTGGGTTCCTATGCCTGAGTTATTCGGGCTATCGGACCATGCCGCCGTGACAATGAGTTCGGACGGGCGGTTGAATGCGTGATCGGAGATCGTGGTTCCTTGCTCGACAGGATGATCGGTGATCTCCATCTCATCGCTGTGCACTTCTTCGATGGTGGCATCAGGAACAATCAGCGTCCCTGCGCCATCATCGAATCCGCGCTTACGCTTTGCGCCAAGCAACTGCAGGGCGATCTGGCCGACAGCCACCGCATTGCCCAATACGCTCATCTGAATGCTCCAGCGAAGTTTCTAACCATGTCACCGTTCACGCGACTCTGTTCGCCACCTACAGCGCGCGCCGTACCTTGAGGATCGGACGATCCGTCGATGTGAAACGTGTAGTCCTGCCGGATGCTGACGTTTGGAGACGATCTACCAGCACCACCCAGTCGGGCCTGGCCAAGCGAACTAACGTTGTTGAACGCGCGCCCGTTCTCGTGCTGGAAAATCGCTTGCGCCACACCGCTCAGTTGATCGCCAGTCAGCTTTGAGTCAGCAGAGATGCCGAGTTTCTTCGATACGGCGTCGATATACGCCGCCGTGTTGTTCTCGTTGGCAGGCGCCCACTTGGAGATGATCTTCCGAACGGTGTCTGTGCCTTTGGCTACGTAACCCTCGAGCAGTTTGATGGCAGCTTTGATCCCATCTTCCATAGACTGGAAAACAGCGAATCTCCCATCCGACCCGGTTGCGCCCATCGACTGGGCGAACTTGCCGTAGACGATGTTCCCAGGATTGTTGTTGCGAATCCCGCGGGGCGAAGAATTGCCGGAAGGCGATGGCTGCGCTGGAGGCAACTCAATGATCTGGCCGAATTGCTCGCCGTCGCCGGCCTGCGGAGTGTCAATCGTCGGAGCGCCGCCGCGCCTTTTCGCGAGATACTCGTCTTCGCCGGTGTTCAGATCTTCGCTGTGGAACATCAGCGCGATCGGGCCCAATACCTTGAGCAGGCCGCCAATGGCACCGCCAGCCGCAACCGTGCCAAGTTTTCCAACGGCAGACACCAGATTGAGGATCGCCGTTACGAGCGGCATCAACTGGATTGCCGCCAGTCCGATCAGAACGCCTTTCAGGCCGCCGATCGCGTGGTAGACAGAAGTGATGCCGTCGCCGACCTTCTTCCAGTTGACGCTCTGAATCCAGTTGGCGAGGCTCTGCACAGCGTCCGCAATGCCCTGGGCAACCTCGCCGGCGTGGTTCTCGGCGAACTTCTCAAACTCCGCAACGAGTGGCGTGAGAACTGGCGCTAGCTTTGACTCGATGACGATCCAGAGGTCGTTGAACGTGTCGGTGACGGCACGAATCGAGTTGTTGAAGTCCTTGCCCGCTTCCGCCGCCTGATCCGGATCAATCCCGAATGCAGCAAGTTTTGCAGCATACTTCTTTCGTTCTTCCTCAAGCTTCGGAAGACCGTTTTCCAGCATCAGCAGCGTGTCCGGATCGATCCCGAACAGACTTGCATAGGCGGATGCAACATACGGCTGCATCCCCTTCAACTTCTCGATGAAGCCAGTGAATCGCTCTGCTGGATCGCCGCCCTTGACGCCGAGTGAGTCTAGCAAGCCACCCGACCCGGGATTCAGGCGGAGTGTGCGGGCGAAATTCTCGAGGGCGCCTTGCGCCTGGTCCGCCGTCAGCCCGATCTGGCCGGCGGCATACCGCAGCGCCATAATGTTGCCGACTGTGGCTCCCGTACGCTGCGACGCGTAGTAAAGATTCTCCATCTGACTGGAGATGATCTTCACACCAGCAACGACGCCGGTTGCCGCTGCAGCCACTTCCGCGCCGAGTTTCAGCACGGTCTTCGTAACGCTCTCGACTGAGGTCGTGAACTTCTTCATTCCGACCTCGTCCACCTTGAAGCCAAGGCTGACAAGGAACTCGCGCAACACGTTATCGCTCATCTGTTGCGCTCCGCCTGTTGTCTGAGAATTTCTTCGTTGGCCGCCCGAACGTCGAGCGCATCATTCAAAAGTGCCAGGTCTTCGAGCCCCAGCGTTCCATTGATCAGAGATTCATATTTGATCATGCCTTCCATGACGGGCCTGAGTAACCAGTCCTCGCCATCAGGCAGCGAAAGAAGCGAGACGTTTTGCGATTGGCTCGCGCTTATGCCGCTGCCGCGCCGGGAAAAAAACCGCCCAGATTCTCCTGTATCACCTTTACGGCGATCTGGATCATCTGCCCCATGTCAATGTCTTCGAACATAAGGCCGCCGCCGCGCGACATGACCGGAGCAGGGTGCCCGTTTGTCTCGATGCGCTGGCATACGCCGAGACATGCGTCCAGCACATAGTCGACGTCATCATCAGACATGCCAGACAGAGCGTCGGTAAGCGGACCGATCAACGCAGCGAAGCCGACGCCCTTTGACCCGAGCCCACTCATCCCGGCCAATAGCGGCGCGAGACGGCGGGCAACGTGGAATTGCTTGCGGGCGTCGATGCGGCCGATCCGGTACTTGTGGCCGCCGATTTCTACGATGTCATTCATGCTTTATACCGCCGCGAGCGCGGGGTCCATTACGCCGATGTCGAACACCCATTCGATCGTGCCAGCTTCCATCGCATAGGTGTTGTTCGGGAACTTGCTGAATGCAACCTGCTGGCAGGAATACTGCTCGCCGCGGACGATGTCCGAGCCAGCGAGGACGTTTTGTCCCCAGTTGGCCGACGATGTGCGCTGGAAGTTGTACAGCGCGGACAACTTTCCGTTGGTCGGCGAAGTCTTCAGCAGACGCACCGTGGCGCGCCCGCCCTTGCCGGGATTCAGCGAGTGCATCGACGTACCATCCGCGCCGATCACCATCGTGTTGGCGTTCTCGACAAACTCAAAGGTCACACCTTCTTTTGCGTCGCCCGCGCCATCGCCCAACGTGATCGAGCCGCCAGGGCCAGTCAGCGTGAGCGCAAAGTCTTGAAAGCTATACGTGCTCATGTGGTATCTCGCTTATTGGTTGACGGTAACTGCGAAGTCGATCGTGTGCACTGCGCCGGCCAGCTTGACTGCGATCTGGAACGGGACCGATTTGCGTGCAGCGCGATCGGCCTGACTTTGCGAGGCAACAGGCGGTTGGTAGACGTAGTAGCCCTTCGCCAGATAGTCACCTTGGTTCAGCGTGCCGAAGCCGCCGCTGTTCCATACACCCGGAGCAAACAGGCCGTTGTTGACGTACTGTTGGCAGATGCCCTCAATGTCCGTCGCGAGGATGTGCATGCCGGCGTCCGTCTGCGGGATCTTCGTCGTGCTCGTGTACAGGCGATTGAAGAGAGCCGTCTGAACGTCGATGCAGAACGCGTCCATGCCGACGATCGTGTCGATGTACTCGCCCGATGCCGTTTTTGCCGGTTCAATAATCGTGGTGCCGTTGTTGTACGCGACGAAGACGTTGCAGTTCTTGCCCTCAAGAGCCGACATCTGCGTAGCGTTCAGCGTTTCCGCCGCGACACCAGGCTCTTGCTTGTACATCAGCGTGATCACCGTGTTGTTGCCGGTGTAATCAACCGTCAACTGGCGACCAAGCAGCGAGTTCACCGCGTACGCGCTGTTGCTCGAGAACTGCGTGCACGTCTTGTTGTAGCCAAGCGCCTGAAGCTGCGACGCGATGTCGGTCGTCGTGACCGAGTTCAGCACGCCTGCTTCTTGCGTCGTCACACCATAGAAGTGCTTGTTCGTCGTCGATTCGCAGAACGCAGCCAGCGCGAGGTGATCGGCATCAGCAGCCTGCGGGACAGTCAGTCCGTACCACTGTTGCCCGAACTGATTGTCGAACAGGGTTGCCGCAGCAACAGCCGATTCAGCGGCGACGCCTTGCGCCACATACGCGCCCGACGATGCCGACGTTGCGCCGATCAGCGACGAGATGTCCGTGCCAGCGCCGCCCGATAGAGTCGCGCCTGACACAGTGCCGACCGAGGCTGCAAGCGTGAATGCGTTTCCCGCCGTGCCTGTCGTCTTGTAGACGATCTGAAGTGCGGTGCCAGCCTGGTTGACCGAGTAGACAGCCTTCGAAAGATTCGTGTCTGCGGATTGGTTCAGGAACGTCACGGCGTTTTGCAGCGTCGCAGCGAGGTTCGCTCCAATCAGGATTTGGTTGCCCGTCGTCAGCGCAGAGACGAACGTCACGGCCGTTCCACCGATCGTGACGGTCGACGCGGCGGTCGGATTCACCGAGTACGTGACAGAGCCGAATGCGGTCGGAGCCGAGGCAAAGCTCAGCGTCGACGTCGCGCCCGTCGTTCCGTCCGTGATGACGAACTGTGCAAAGCTGGAATTCCAGACACAGGTCGAGCCCGGAACCGCAGCCGCCAGAGCGGTTTGGATCAGCGCTGCGATACCGTTCAGGTTCGTCGACGAACCGAAGCTCGCGGGCGAGATCGTGTATGGCGTGCCGTTGATCGTGATCGAGAAGGCCGGCGACGTTACGGGCGTGAAATTGCCGATAGCCTGTTGCGCCGTCGACAGCGTAGCGCCGAACAGTTGCGCTGCGGTCGCAGTCTGAGCCCATCGCCCGATCAGCACGTTCGCCGGTTGCGGCAATTGACCGAACCATGCGACAGCGGCGAGATATTCGGGCGCCGTCGTGCCAAAGTCCGCGGCAACGGCCGATGAGCCGAAATACTCGCGCATACGCGATGCTGTGTCGATCACGGGCGACGAGCCAAGAATCAACTCGGTGTTCAGGTTCTGAGCCTGTGCCGCGTTCGGCGACAGATTCACAGTCCCCCGAATCAGCCGGGAGATAGGCAATTGACTCGTCGTCATTGTCGGTTCCTAGAAATGAAAAAGCCCGCTCAGTGGCGGGCTCAGAAAGAATTGCGTGAGGTTGTTACTGGTCGACGATGATCGATTCGGTGCGCGGATCGGAATCGACGGATGCTTGCGCGGACAGGATGGTGAGTACCTGGTACGCTCGGACAACTCGGCGGCGAATGCGCATGCTCAGATCGAAACGGCGCACCCACTGCTGATTAACCAGCGCTGGAGCCGTCACGATCGAGCCGACTTCCACCAGACCCATTTCGAACTGATCGAGCGTCGAATTGTTCTGTGCGACGTACATTCCGTCGCGCGCCTGCGAAGCGAAATTCAGCGCGTTCACGCCGTAGAAACTGCACAGGACGGTGATGATCTCGTGTCGGATAAACGTGTCCGATCCGTTGCCGGTCGGGTTGTGCTGCTCGTAGGAGTTGGCGTCGTGCTCAATGCCAGTCACACCTACGGCACACCAGTTCGTCGTCGGCTCAGGCTGCTTCGGCACCGTCGCCTGCCAGCGAGGCCGAACCATGTTGCCAGGTAAGCCGGTCAGCCCGACTATCAGTTTCTGAAAGATCGAATCGAGGTCTGAGTCTTCGGCTGGAGGCGCTCCGGTCGGCTGGAGATATCCGGCCACACTTGAATCATTGGCCACTGGAACCTCCAGACAACGGAATCAACTCGCAGTTCGCCGCGGTGAAGCCGATCCCAAACCGGGACCAGTCGCCGACGTTCGTCACGGTGTAGCTTCGACCGTTCCACGTCACGATGTCCGCGTCCTGACCGTCGCTGCCAGCCTGCAACAGGAAGCGGCTATGTACCGTGATCGAACCATTGATGCGCGAGCCTTCCGCCAGGCGCATCAGCAAATCGCCTGTGTTGTTCGTCACCACACCGTAGAAAGGCGTCGAGATTGCCGAGTCAGTCGCGATGCCGCTATCGTCGACCGTCTGCGTTTGCCGCGCACAGACGAGGCTATCGCAAAAATCGATGTCGAGGAGAATTTCGCTGACGTCTAAAAGTGGAGGCATTACTCTTTATCCCTGACGACATGCGTAACGGCGTTTCTTAACGATCCGGTATTTACAAGAGCGACGATGCCCGCCTCAGTTTGAGCCTGCGCCGGGTCGGTGCCCGAATCAACCGCCTTCAGATATGCCTTCTCGTCTGCGCGCATGCTCTGCGTCTGGCGCGACTTGTGGCGATTGCGGATTGTTTCCGGCGAGAGTGCAGGCGGGATGTTGCTGCCAATCTTTTTCTTGACCGATGATTCGGCGATCAGTCCAGCCGCTGTCATCTGTCGTTCTGCGCCGGCCAGATTTCCGCCCAGCGCAGCGTCTGCGGCCTTCCCAAGCCGATCGGCGCACTGGCCCTGTACATCGGCGACGCCAGGCACAAGGAAGGGGCGTGCAGGCACGTTGTGCTCAGGAGAGCCGGTCTCCATTACATAGCCGATCTGCGCATTGGTGATTGGCGTATCGGTGCGCTCTGGAGCGCTATCGGGGATGCCGACCAGCACGTCCTTTTTCGTCAACTTGTTGATGGCGTCGATGATCGACTTCAAATTATCAGCCGTCATCGTTGCGCCAGATTTCATGTTGCCTCAACAGTTCACTTGAAGGCCGCCGGCGCCGAACATGCGAGCCAGCGAAAGGTAACGCACGCCGTAGCTGGTAAGGTTCCAGAAGCCGGCACCATCCAGCGTCGCAGCGCTCGTGTCGTAACTCGTGCTTACCTTGTCGACTGCCTTCGCCGACGTCGGTCCAGTCATGATCCCAGGAACCCCACCAACTGCCGCCGCAGTCTCGTCGCGGATCGACAGCACCAGATGGTGCGCCGTCACGAGTTCGATACCGATGTTTGTCAATTCAACCCACCGATCGGCATTAACCAGCGATGCCGCCACCGTCAGCCACGTCTGGATCAACGAATCCGGATAACGAGTCGGATCGTTGAATTCGGGAAAGTCCGATCGTAGCTGAGCAGGGGTGATGGTCATGATTTGGCGGGTCGTCCGGGTTTGCGCTTCTCTTCTGCCGCGACCTCAGATGCAACCTCGTCGCTATGCAGCAAAACCCACCAGTGCGATTCGTACTCGGCGGGAATGTCTTCGCCGGCCTTGAAGTACACAGGCCGGCAGTCGTCGCGGGTCAGGGTGAAATCCTGATTGGCGATGCGTGCCATATTATGCTCCGGTAATCTGCCGGGAGAAGTCAACTGATAACAACTCCCGGCGCCCGCTTAGATCGCGTCGCGGTAGCCAAACGTGGTCGAGTAGCGGAATTCCACTTGACCGATACGCGACCAGTAGGTCGTGATTTGATAGAGCGAGCGGTACTCAAGCGGCGTACGCTGCAGTTCCGTCATCGGGAACTGCGCGTACTTCTTGTCCTTGTTGTACGCCACCATGCGGTCCACCGTGCCGAGCGTACCCGGCGTGCCGCCCGCGCCCGCGCCGATCAGCCACTTCAGCGGGAGGATTTCCAGCTTCGTGCCCGACTTCGTGCAGATGTTGTTCTCGAGCAGGTACGTCAGGATCGAGTAGTTCGCCGCCGTGTTGACCATCGTCGACGCCAGGTAGCCGTACTGCGCCGGAGGCAGCAGCAGACGATTCGGCATCACCTTCCAGCCCGCATTCTGCCAGGTCGTCGTCAGGAGTTCGTTGACGTCCTTCAGGATTTCAGCGGGCGTCTTGGTCGTCCATTGGGGGAAGCCGCCCGCACCGTTCGGAACGTTTGACGGCGTGATCAACGAAGACGAATTGACGAGGCCGGTCGTGCCGATCGTCGTATCGCCGAAGTAGACCAGGTTGTCCAGGTCCATGTTGCGCTTCAGGTTCATTGCCTCAACCTTTTGCGCGTCGACCGGCTGGCCGAGGGCTTGCGCCTTCACCAGTTCAGGCACCGTGTACTTGACTTCGGCACCCCACAGGCGCATTGCCTGCGCGGTCTTGCCGATGTCGAGCGACGGGCCAGCGATCGCGTTGGCTTCGTTCGAAATCCAGTTGATGCCACCCGGCGTCATGCCGCCCGACATTGCGAATGCCGAGTTCGTGAACGATGCGAGTTCGTCAGCCGGCGAGACGTCCGTACGGATGTCGATGTCGCGCGACCACGTGAATTCGACCAGCGGCTCGTTCAGCGTCTGATCCAGACGTTCGAGCTGGCCGATCAGGAAGACACCCGTCGAGTCGAGCGTCGCCTGGTCATACGTCATCATGCCATCGGTCGTGTATGCACGCACAAGCTTGCGCGATGCTTCAGCGACTTCCCGGCGCTTCAGGAATTTTTGAACAGACATGTCCATTGAGTTTTGGCTCCAGAAAAGCAAAACCCCGCCGTAGCGGGGTCTTAGAGGCGGTTAAGCGCCGGGGATTTAGATGTTGACAGCGATTTCCGTGACCCCGTATGCGTCGGCGGGACCAGTGAAATACCAGTTCGACGGCATCGCGATCGTGTTTGTCGTATCCGATGCCGCTTCGAATCCACCCAAAGGCTTGCCAGCGGCTGGGTTGGCAACTCGCACGTACACGGTGCCGCCCTTGGCTGCAGCAGCGACGCCGCCCAGCGTGACGTTCACGTAACCGCGCTTCAGGATGTCGGTAACTCCCGAGGTCGGCGGCGTCGACGTGCCGACCGGATCAGTGCCGTTCGTCTGGATGGGGTAGGGGCGCAGGTTCACGCCCTGCACGATTGCAGCAGTATCGCCAGCCAGGTTGATCGGCTGCACCTTGCCGCTGACGTATTTGACGGCTACGCCGAACACGGTCGGGGGCGTGGCCGAGTCGATCAGTTGCGTTTCGATCGTCGCGGCTTCTGCGCGTTGCAGATCGCCGGCAAAGCCAGCCGGCATGCGAAATTGATAAGCTTGGTAGTTAGGCATGTCGGCTCCTTAAGCCTTGCGGGACGCCCAGAATTCGGCGTGGATTTGGTTGATGTCTTTCTTGCCTTCGTTCGCGGCGGCATCAGCCGTCTTGCGAGCGAGACTGGTATTGCGCTGTTTGACGAGTTCCGAGGCGGCATGGAAAGCCATCTTCGCAGCGTCGCAGGTCATCTTCGAAACATCGGCATCGCCAGTGATCGCTCGGACCAGATCGGCATTGCTGTTGTCCAGCGCAGCACGCAGAGCGCGGCGACGGAGAACGCAGAGCGCATCGGTCGTTTTCTTGCCGGCGGCCTTGCTGTCGAATGTCGGCAGTTTCACGCCAGGCGCAAGGATTTCAGCGCGCGACTTGGCGTCCTGAAATTCAGCCATGAGCGAGGCTGAGTCGTTCGTCGCCGAAACGTCATCCTTCGGATTGTCCTCGTCGGCATCCTCGTCCTGCGTCATGCTCTCGTCGCCATCACCATCGGCTTCGTCGTCCTTGGTTTCGTCCTTCTTCTCTTCTTCAGAGTCGTTGGTCGATCCCGATTCGAGCTTGGAAACGCGTTCGCCGAGCGCAGCCATGCCTTGTGCGATACCGTCGAGGGCGGTCATCACCTTCTCCATCGGATCGGCCTCGCCGGCGTCGTCCTTCGTATCTTCGGACGCGTTGGCCTTTTCCGCTCCAGGCATATGGATGTGGATCGCCGGCACGTTTTCCGCCATGCCGCCTTCGTCCTTCACTTCCTCAGACAGCGCTTTTTCAAAGGCTTCCGAATCGCGCGTCATGAAGAGTTTGCGCAACTTGTCCTTGAGGGACTCGGCGCCTTGCTTATTAGCCATCTGGGGTTCTCCTAGGGATGGGTGTCGTGAATCTTGGACGCTGCAAACCGGCCCACATCGCGGATTCGGCACGAGTGCTGCATGATTCGCCACGATGGAGGTCTGTCGCGCTCGTCCCGGCGCGATTTGCTGATAGTCGGCGTCGTATCCGACCGAGATGCCGCGAAGCCCGTTGTTCCGGACTTCATTGATCGCGAATTTGTCTGTAATGAGGAGATCGGCCAGCAGAAGGTCGTCTTGATCGCCTTCGCCGCGGCGCGGATTGTGGATCGTCCCCTTCGTGAGAACGGCCCACGTGTCGGGCGTCACAAACTCTTTCGGATGTCCGATCGTGACCGACTTGCCAAGCAAGCTAGCCAGTGTTTCCGGAGCGAACACGACTTCTGGCGTGCGCTCAACGTAGATGATCCCGTCCGGCCCCGCTTCGAGTTCTGGGAACTCGATATCGGCGTATTCCTGAATGCCGGTGCGCGCTATGGGCACCGATTCCGCGACGAGATATCCCTCGGGGGTGAAGTATTGATTCGGTCCTAGTTCTTCACCAGAAAAAAAGCCGGTCGCCGTGATCGCATCTTTCGTCTTGACGCGCTTGGACGCGCATTCCTTGCACTCGCAGGGCTTAGACATGGGTATGGACGTAAAAAAACCCGCCTAGGCGGGTTTGGAGGAAGCGTGGTTATCTCTCAGAAGAGAGATAGATTCTCTTGGGCCAATCTTTCGGCACGCTTAGCAGCGTTTCTTCGCTGATGAGCCTCGCGCATCTTCTGCCGAGTCTCTTCTGATGCCTTCTTGCCAAGATTGTGTTGGCGCAATTTTTCTCGCGCCTCAACGGTTATGATCCGGCCAAGGTTAATTTGGCGAAGATACTCTCTCGTTTCCTCTGAGTGAATCACGCCCTTGCGCTTTTTGCCTCTTTGCGCGTTACCCAAATTGCGGCGATGCTCTTCAGAGAATTCCCTTTTGCGCCCTTTGTTTGCGGCAGATACCTTTTTCCTGGTTTCTTCGGAAACCGTTCTGCCCGTCATTGCTTGGCGTACACGTTCACGGCCCGCCTGACTCATGGGGTTCGTGATTTTCGCGGCCCTGACCTTAGCCAAGGCTTCCTCAGTGAAGACATACCCTAGACCGCCTTCGCCGCCCGCCGTCAAGTTGTATCCGTTCGGATGCATGCAGCCGCAATGAGCGATCCAGTAAATCTCTTTTCTGTTTAACTCGTCACGGCTTTCCGATCGGTCTATCACGGAGATGTCAAATGCGTCTCGTCCGTATTTTCGGAGCGCTCTGGGGAAGAGGCTGTCTTGCGTGAGATGCTTGGAGATTCTTTCTTCAAGCGTTTTCGTCGTCTGGCCGATATAAATGCGACCAGTCGCCTTGTGGACGGCTTTGTAGATAATCATCTTTGCCCTGACTAGGAGCTGACCGTTATCGGAGGCACGGCAATCTGGCGGTCAAACCAGACTTTCGGGAGCTACCCTAGCCGTGCGTCTATCATTCTACTGCAATTCAGTCCACCAGAATCGGCTCGGCCCAGCATCTGCAATTCCAGATGCAGCCGGGGTTGGCGCGCTCACCCGATCGCTCGTCGGCAACAGGCGGGTTGTTCCACTGGAAAATCTTGCCGTTGAGCTTTTTGTGATCGGAGCGGACGGTTGAGTCGCCGCTGGTGCGCCAGATGTACGAATCCGCGCCGATCGATTCGGCTCGCGCCTGTGTGAGCGTCGTTGCCGTGCGCGCGGTTTCGGTCCGGGCGATCAACACGGCTCGCGATTCCGTGACCTCAGTCGTCCGCTTGATCTCTTTGGCGATCTCGGTAAACCGCGTCGAGTCCTCAAGCCCTTCCAGCGTGAGCCTATGAACCCGCTGCGCCGCCTCGATCGGAATGCTCTGAATCAGATCGACCTGATCAGACAGCAACTGACGCATGACACGCCCGGTCGGCGCGTTGCGGATCTCTTCTCGCAGACCGCGCGACAGATCCTTCGCCATCGTCTGCCACGCCTGTTCATCGCGTAGAGCGACGTCCATCAGCATGTTCGATGCCGTCTGCGTCGCCCAGCCCTTGAGCATGTCCGAGTAGGCTTTAAGCAGCTGCTCGATGGTCGGCACCTGCGACATATCACCCGGCGTGAATGGCTGGATGATCGACCCGACTTGCTGCGCCACCTTGCGGAGTTGCAGGGCATACCGCTGTTCGATGCGCTGCGTCTTGACCGGGTTGCGGCTGCGCTTGCGGTCAAGAGTGAGCATCGTTGTCTGAAATAAATGGAGAGTGGCCGGTGCTGATCTCCGGCATGCCGGGGTCCATCCGGCTCGTGGCTAGTGGTTTCACGACGGGTCGCGCATCAGCCTGCGCATTCACTCTCGGTAAGTCTTCTTGCTACCCCAGCGTTTGAGCCAGTCCAGCGCCGAGCCCGAATCGCCGGTCAGCTTCGAGACATCAGGCAAGTCCATCTCGCCCGGAGGCGGGGCGTTCTTTTCCTGCTCTTCGGCTTCGTTGATCGCCTCATCGGAGATTGACCCGAACATGCCAGTATTCGGCGCGGATGCTTTCAGTTCCTTCATGCCGCCGCTCACCGTCAACAGGTTCGCATCGACCGCCGCCGTGACAGCATCGACGGTCGATTTCGCAATTTCGGACTTTTCCTTCTCCGACATTTCCTGAAGATTGCGGAACTCGAATCCGAAGTCATTTGGCAACGGCTTACCGAGCGACGACATGGACATTACCGAAAACAGCCGGTGCAAGGGATTACGAAGGCGTCGCTCCTGGTTCTGCTTTACCTTCTCATGCCATTGCTTCATCTCGCCTTCACCTGTCGCACCGAGACCGGTAGGCGACTGACCGAAAAGTCGAGTGAAGGGCATGCCCAGCGATCCGCACAATTGCTGCGCGAATTGCAAAAGGATGTCGGATAGCCCGGAGAACGAATACTGATGCGTCTCGAACTTGTCTTTTGCGTCAACGATCGTGATGCCTTCGTTCGTCTGCGCCTGGCGGATGAATTCGACGTTTGCCTTCAGGCCGGCGAGGGCTGGGCCGCCCATAGCGATGATTTCGCGTAAGCCTTCGACCGACATCGTGCGCAGATGCGCCTTGTAGATCAACTGGCCGGCGCCGACAGAAGCACTGTCGAACGCGATCAGACGGTCATACATCGGCTCGAGAACAGACAGGCCCCAGCCATTCTCAGCCACCCGCTGGTAGAACGGCAGATCGGCTCCATCCAGACGAATTACGCGCGAGTAGTGAATCTTCGCCTTCGGAATTGCTGCATAGTCCGCGATGACGTTGTAGAAGACCGGCTTGCCCATGTCGGGTCCGTACTCGGTCACTACTTCGCCAACGGGCGGGTTGAGCATCCATCGATCAAGAACCAACAAGCCCTTGAACTGACCTTTGGCGATCGATTCCACCCGAAGCGGCGTCGAGAAATCTTGCCCTTCGATTAGCATCACGGCTATCGAGCCGCCGTAGAGCTGCGCCCACTTGCCGTTATCGCAGAGCGCATCCCAGATGGCGAGGCGCATCATGTCCTGCTCGAGCGTCGCTATGTCGTCTGGCTCAAGCGCCGAGAATTCGACGCCAGCGCGGGTCATGTCCTCCGGCAGAGCATCGACAGCCTGCCGAACGATCCATGAGCCGCGGTAAGCCGCTTCCAGATTGATCCGGTTTCGGCTTTGATACGTCAGCGTGTACGCCGATCCCGTCGACTGGTTATTCGTACCCCAGCCGACGTTTGCAGCGAAGTTGGCAAACGAATCCGTAGTGCGGACCGGTTGCGTCACGCCTGCCTTCATGTTTCGACGTGACTTTGCCATGCTAGAAGAATTTCCTTTGTCTCGGCTCGTGAGCCTTTAGCAGTTTCTACCCGGCAAGCCTTGCCCAAACGGACAAATCTTTCGCGCCAGCCAGCATGTCATTGATCGCATCGCACATCGGGTCGATCTGGTCGTCGTGCGCGTGCGTGTCGTCAGCCGTGAAGCTTTCGCACTCAGTCACAAAGTCGCTGACAAACGGCGCGTTGAGCGGAATACAGACGAGGCCGGAATCGATATAGCTAACAACGTCCATCACGCGTGTCAGCTTGTCCCGATTGCGTTCGATGCCTTCGACCGGGATTCCGCCAGATGCATGAATGTCCTGAATCAGGCCGGTCCCGCTGGCCTTGTCTTCGATCTTCAGCTTGCGCAGCGGCGGAACATTGATCTCGCCATTGTTGACGGCGTGTTTCGCCCAGAAGTCGATCGCTCGTTTCTTCAGTTCCGGCGCCGGCCACTTGCCGCGGATCATGTCGAGCAGGTAGATCCGGTTATCCAGACCCAGCCCCCAGCACTCAAACACGCTGTAGTCGTTGCGCTCGGCGGTCTTTTGCGCCGTGTCGGCGTAGATCATCCGGTACTTCAGTTGCGGCACGACCGAATAGCGCTGGAATGCGTCGCTGCGGATGATGCCGCCACCAAGAGGCGAGGGGCGCTGCATATACTGACCGGAGAACACATACCGATCAGCCCGCTCCATCGCGAGCATGTCGCTTAGCGGTTCCTTGTACGGCCAATAGCTGAACCGCCCGTCGTCGTCGCGCTCTGTCGTGTCGACCATCGCCCGGATGCGTTCGGGCAGGGCGTTGACATAGTCATCCGTGATCAGCGCGGGAATTTCGATGAATTCCCAGTCCCCCGGCACCTTGCCAGCCTTGATGAAGCCCGTAGGGTCTTCCTCAGCCAGGCGCTGCATGATCACGATGATCGGCGTGTCCGGGTTCGCTTTCCGGCTCTTCACCGTGGAAAGCAGTTTCCGGTTCGCCTTGTCGCGATTCGGCTTGCTGTAGGCGTCTTCGACCTTCAGCGGGTCGTCGATGATGATTGCGCCTTGCCAGCCTTCCGCCATGTGGCCGGCACGAAAGCCGGTGATCTGACCACCCAGCGAGACGGCATAGACACCGCCCGCCTTCTTGCCGTCGACAACGACGTTCCAGCGCTTCTTCGAATCTGCGTCGTCCGCGATCTTCAGCGGCCAGAGCGCTTGGTACTCATCCGACCGGACAATCTCCCGCGCCGTCTCACTGTTGAGTAGCGCCAGGTCGTCCGAATACGAGATGTGTAGGAAGCGCGCACGCGGGTTCTTTGCCAGCCCGCGCGCAATCAGGTTGATCGCGACCAGCTCCGTCTTCGACGAGCCCGGGGGCACGTTGATGATGACGTTCTTTAGTTCGCCATCAATTACCCGCTGAACCGTGTCCGATATCAGGACGTGGTGCCAGTTGATGCGGAAGTCGATGCCTTGCCGCGCCTTGAAGAAGTGCTTCGAAAACTCAAGGTGATCGTCTTCGCACCTGATGCGCAGGCGCTTACGCTTCTCCGCCTGTATCTGCTCCAGACTTGGCAGCGAGACGTTCGAGGACTTCAAGTTCATCATCGGTCAAATCGGATAGATCGACCGGAGCCTTTTGCGACTTTATTGGCCCTCCGTCCTTCCCTGTATGTTCAAGACGGTGTCGGTTGGTGTAGGCATCGCCAGTCTCTTTTGCAACCTGCTCAAGCAATTGCGCCGTCAACGACAGGTTTCCCTGGCTTTCCGTTCGTTCGATCATTCGCTGAAGCGTGCGCAATCTGACCGCTCGATGGGACACTCCAATCAGGCTGGTGTCTTCCAGAAATGCCTTGCGAGTCTCGGCGAATATCAGTCGAAACTTCTCGCTCAGCTTCTGGCCCACTCGCTTGTTCGGGTCGTATGCCTCGCATTGCTGCGGGCTGACGTCGAGGCCGAATTCCGCTTTGATATCTTTGGCCACCTGGGACGGAGTATCGAAGCGCGCCAGCGCTTGAACGATGCGGAGTTTGACGTTTTCAGCAAGCGCGGCCATTTCTTACAATCCTTCAAAGCCCCATCAAAGTTATGCGGCCCTCAATAAACAAGTCCCGCACATACGGGCGATGTCGATGTTTGCGATCTCGGGCGCCTGATTCGCGGCCCGCACCATCTTCGCGACGCTGCTATCAGGAGAGCCAACACCGTAGCGCCGTACCACGCCTATGAACTCCTCGACGTCGTGCGACTGAATGCCGATCTTCGGTTGCGCGTCCTTGGTGAAGGCAGGGGCGCCAAATTCGTCCGCCTTGTGTGCCAGGTGATACATCTCGTGCTCGACCAACGCACAGAACTCGGCGTCGGAGCATTCGCGGCAGTAGTTCGCATCCAGCGTGATCAGATAGGCGGGCACACGCCCGAACCATTCCGTCATCTGCTGTTCCTGCCTGCCTTTTTGCCACGCGCCACATCGGAACGTGACTTCCTCGCATTGGCCGATTACGCGACGCATCTGGCGTCTGTTCTCCGTAGCAGCCCACAGGAACGCCAAGTCGGCGAAGCGCAAATGCTCGTGATCCTCATTGTGGAGCGGAGAGCCAAGGCGAAGGAAGGTATCCATCACCCAGTCATGCACCCCATCAGCCGGCACGAAGTGCCGCGTCCAGTTCCCTGCCTCAAACAGCAAATCCGGCGGCATCGGCCTAAGCGGCGCAATGTTCCCTGTCTTTTCTGTCTTTGCGCGAGGCATTCTTTTCTTGCGGCTCGTGGGCCATTAGAGGAATTTTGCAGAAGCCGCCAGCGGCGCGCGATAACTTAGAACATCGTCGCCCGAACCCCGCTAGGATGGAATCTAACCAACCGGAGGAACCATGAATCAGCGGGACATTCAGAAGCAGTTCGACGCCTTGGCTATGCTTGCCGACGATCCAAACGTGAAAGCGCTTATCGGCGCGATCGCATTACAGACTCAGGCGCTAAGCATGACGCTCGCGGTGCTCCCGCATGAGATCGCGGCCATTCTGGGACGAAGCAAGTAGCTACCCCCTCCCCGCCACAACCACGCAAGCCGCGAGAAATATCGTGTAGGCGAGGAATAGGGTGTCGGGGGTGATCATGCGCCACCCATGCAGACCGCACCGCCCAATCCAGTCGGGCAACCGGTGCCGCGAGAGCAGACATACCCCATAACAGGCGATAACTCGATGCCGCACGCCTGACAGCGCGGATTCGCACCAATCGCAGGCGTATTCGGAACGATTGGAATCGTCGGCCAGAGAGGTTGCGGGTAGAGCGGCGGCGTATGGTCGAGCGGCCCATATGCTGCGGGTGGCTTCGAGTCACGCTCGCGCGTCAGAATGCCGACAAGGCGCTCCAGTTCCGCGATGCGAGCCTCAAGCTGGGCGATCTTCTCGCCGCCGGTGATTGCGCTCATGCTGCCACCTCGAACATTTCCGGGCACACGATGTTTCTCGCCACCTGGCCGAACTTCTCGTGATACGTGATGATGCTAGCCGCGCGATCGGAGATCCATCCGCCTCTAGCCGCGTAAGCGTCGCGAGCAGCCAGAGTAGGGTGCTGCACGATCGTCATGCCGGCATATTCCTTCTCGTCTACATGATGGCGGTGTCCGCAATGCGCGAATCTTTTCGTCGTCGCGCCCCAGACTTTGGGGAACTGCGCGGCAAACAGCATCGGCAATTGCTCGTTCTTCACCTTGTGACCATGGTGGAAGGCGAGCATCGTCTCTCCGTGCTGATACACGTAGAACGGCAATTCGGAATCGGTCACGCTCAATCGCGGCTCGTTCTCATACAGAGCGGCGAACATGTGGCGCATCCAGACGGAGCCAGACTCGTCGTGATTTCCTTCGCAGATGATCAGATGCACTTGCTCATGCTTTGCGAGCGCATGGTCGATCAGTCTGCGAATCACGCGTACTGCAGCGCCGACGATCTTCGAGAAGCGGCCGTCAGCGTCTAAAACGTGATGGTGCGCAGGGGTAACCGGCAAAAGCGAGTCGACGTGTAGCTGGTCACCTTGAAGGCACAGAACGCACGTCTTTGCCTTCGGCGCCGACTCGATCATGTGGACGAAGCTCGCGAGCAAAAGGTTCTCGGCGATCTTCAGATCCCAATTTGCCCCACCTTCACGCTCCCACGCCAACATTCCGATGTGATAGTCGGAAAAAACGGCGAGATTGCATAGCGCGGCATCCGTCTTGGCCGGGCCGGGAGCAGGCATGACGCGCGGCAGCGTTTCCGACATCGCCTCACAGGCAGCGCGGAAAATTTCATGCTGGCGCGACGGGTCGATTTCACTCTTTACCCACTGCGCCGAAATACCGTCTTCGGTGTACAGCGTCGACACGCCGCGGACTCGGAATCCGTCCGGGACCGTGCGCGTCATGTCGTGTTCGGGCGACCAGCCTACCTTCGCGGCCTTGGCTTGCAAACGGTCAAGCGCCCGAATCAGCGTACTGTGATGCAGTCCGAGCGCCTTTGCTGCGTGGCTTGGTCCGCCATGCTTTTCAACCGCATCGAGAAATTCCAGTTCCCTGGCATCGGCAAACTCGCGCAATCGCTGGTCGTATTGTCGTGCCACTGGATTCCCCTTGATCAATCGTTCAATTTAGGACTGAATTCTCCGCACTGGTTCTCCGGAGCCGTGCTCGGGAACGTGCTGCATTGCGTTTGTTCTTCGATGTCGTACGTGACGACAGGAGGGTAGCGGCGGCAAAACCACGCAACGCTATCTTCGCCATCGACGAACCACGCGTGCTTACAGTGGCCGCATGTTTCTGTAGGCTCAACGATGACAACCTTCTTCCTTCTAGGGGCCATCGCGCACCATCAAATAAAAACGCCGCCCGAAAGCGGCAATTCAGACGCGCAGGGGAGTACGCCTGAAGGAGACAAGTTGAAGGCTCGACGTCAGCCCGTATGGCGCAGTGGCTCCCAATCGGGACACGCGACCGTTGTGTTGCCTTCGTGGTGGGCGACTCACAACTGTGGTTGCACTTGTCGAAGCAGGCATTTGCCCGAATCGCCCTTCATGAAGGCCCGCGTTTCGTGCGGCATACGGCTCGCCAGCGCTAGCGAAGCACCAATTAGTCACTTGCGGGCAATACCCGCCCCTCGTGGATGCGCTCCGTGTCGGCCGACTGAAGCAACCGCGAACGCGCAGAAGCATCGGAACGCATGCACGAGGTGGCTGGTTACGGATTCCAGCGTCTGCCTAATCTTGCAGCCGATTTCGCTGGATCAACGCTTTCGCGGACCCAGACTCAAGCCCCGAAGGGATACTCTTTATTCCGTTTTTCTCAGGAACTATTGCCGCCTATGCCTGATTTCTCAGCATTGTTCGGGCTTTTCCTGAACTATTAAGGCGTCGTCAGTGGGTCGTGACATTGCTTGCGATCACCCAGCAAGTCGCAGCACCAAAAACATCGCGGCCCGTAACTCACGAATCGCTTTCCATCTGATCCGCCAGGTTCAGCAGCATCTGCGTTAGGCCCATGCTCCAGGTCGCGCACCACATCAACCACGCTGTTACTGGATTCATTTGACGGCCTTTCGGAGTTCATCGAGACGTGCCACGAGCGACGCCTTCAGCGCTTCGTCAATCCGCATGCGCTGGATATCCTGCTCGATTGCGTCGATGAGTTGCTGTGCGTTCATAGAATTCTTGCCGGTTGCTCCCCGGCGAGAGCGACATTGCATCGCTGCGGGCGGGTTATGGCTCACGAACGGGCCACGGCGGGTAAGTCAAAAAGTTCTTCGGCGGCCTTGCGCGCATGCCAGCCCTTGCGGACAGTCAGCACTGGACGCCTTGCTACTGGCGTATTCGCCTCAGCCTCTGCGACGCGCTTTGCCTTATTCGCCGCCTCTACCTGCCGGGCAGCGACAATATCCTCAGGGTTCCCGTAATCGCGGGATCGGAGAGGGGCAGGGAAGCGCATGGCGGAGAGCAAAACAAAAAGCCCCGCGAGCTTTCGGCTAGCAGGGCTTAGAGAAATTCGGAGACGAGTTTACCCATCAGGGTAAGAATCGGGCTTTCGCCTATCGGCAGTGGCGCGTCTGTCTTAGCGCAATCACTTACTAAACCGACTGAGGCCGATTCTATACCAAATATTGTGGTTGTCAAGCGGCGCGACGCAATATTTTGCTGATCGCCTTTTCTTCTTCTGGCATGTCCGGCCACGTCCGGTTCGACTTCGTCAAATTCTCACGCGCTGGGATCACGCGAAGATTCGCCTCCCAATGCAGGCCGAACACGATCCGCATCCCCTTGAACGGCCCATAAGTGGCAACGGGGCCTTGGAGCGGCACGATGTGATCGACGTGGTGAGGAATGCCGGTTTCCCTGGTAAGCCGCGCTGCCTCTGCGTAAATGGCGTCAATCTTCTTCGGGTCAGCCCAAGGGGGAGTCGCTCGGATTTCAGCGGCTTCACGCCGACGCCCATCTGCCGCCAGCTTCTCAACCATGCCTTCGAAGGAATACTCGCGCGCCCATTGCGCCACATTGGCGGCGTTTTCCTCCCACCAGCGCTCTTCTCTGCGTCGCATCTCGTCGGCTTCGAACTGTAAACGTTCATCGCGCTTTTTTGTCCACCGAACGTCTTCCGCCTTGGCTTCGCAAAAATCGCATGTCACGTACCGCTTGCACTCGGGATAGAAATCGTGACGCCTACCGCCGAAATACTTTCTCGGCAATTTCGCTCGGCATGTGTGGCAATTCCTTATCTTAGGAAGTCCGCCGGCGGGAAGTGGATGGAATTTGCATTTCTTGCAGATTTCATCCGCCTCCCTGACGAGGGAGTACGCACCATCAAACCGATCAAGCGCTTTCAGTTCATTGCACTTGGCGCATCGCTTAAACCTACCGCCAACTCGGCTGTTCTCCATAAGCCATCCGCGGACATCTGTTAAGTCAGCCGGAAGACTCATGACAGCAACTCCCGAACTCGGCCCGTAGTCGCCGCTATCGACCCGTACAAGCATGTCACCACGCCGTCAAACCGCTTCGCGTGCTTCGGCCAGGAATCAGCCGGGAGGCCGGCGCACGACTCGCGCTCGAAATTCGAATACTGCTTGGCGCCAGTCCCTTTGCATTTGGTGCATGGCGCGAGATGGGCGCCTTCCAGTGCATGTCCGGTTCCTTGGCACTTCTCGCACGAATCCACCATGAACTCTTTGATGGCGCAAGTGGCAAGCTTGCGCGCATAGTCCATTTCGACCTTCAGACGTTGGGCCGCCTTGTGCGTCAGGAGATGGATTGCGCGACGCCCAGCTTCGCGATCGTTGCAATACTTGGCGCGGAATAGGGCAGAGCCCAGCGCATCCGACATTCCGACAGCCGTCAGGCTGTCGATCGATCTTTCAAATTCAGCGTGCCATGCGAGATTCTTTGATTGCATGGCGCTAACGATTTTCTCTCGAATCATCACAACCCCGCAGACACAAAATGTGGTGGATACATCGTTTTTAGATCACACGTATTGTACATCAAAATTAGGTGTACTTGCGGTCTTAGCTGTGCTAGGAGCAGCAAGCATGTAGTACTTTTACTCTTCGAGCCCAGTCATGTTCATGAATTCGTAGCGGACTCCTTCCTCCCGCCGCTCCGGCGCATCTCGCCACTGCCTCCGCGTGTGCGGCACGTCTACCGCCTTGCGGGCGGCCATGGTTATGCTGGGCGGCTTGTTGTGCAGCCGCACCATCACAACCAGCACGAACACGCCGAACGATATGGCGCCAAGCAGGTAAGCTGCGATGAGGTAGAGGGGGTTCATGCTGCTTTCTCCATATCGAGGTTGTCCACCATTTGAATCCGCTCGCCAATCCAGCGCATCACGTTGACGGCCATGCTATTGCCAAGGGCCTTGTAGCGCGGGCCGTCTGCCGCAGGCTTACCTCGCATACCGATAAGCGTGTAGTCGTCAGGAAAGCCCTGTAGGCGCTCGCACTCGCGCGGCGTGAGGCGGCGTACAGCCGCTCCCTGCATGGCATAGGTTTGTTGCTTGGCGCCGGGTTCTGCCGCTATAGCTCCGGCAACGCTCATCAATCGCACCTCGTCGCGCTGGTTTTGAGCAAAGGCAATAGCCTGAACTTCGGCGCGCGCTTCCAACGTGTATGCGATCGCCTCTTGCACACCGGCGCCATCGGGGCCGCTTTCCGGATTCTCACGCATGGCTCCAGCTTGAATCGCATAGGAAATTGGAACCAATGGTGTGCCGCGTCCTGTGCCATCCTCGCTTGCATCGAAGCCCTCGCCGCGAAGCGAATGGGCGACCAACAGCGTTTCCGTCTCGGCGTCAATCCGCTGATTGCTGGTGGTCAGAGCGCGGGCAACACCGGGAATCAATCCTCCGTCACACTCGAAGTCCGTTCCGAGTCCACCACCGCCTTTAGTGCGCGCGCTAAGGGTGGGGGCAATTCCTTTCCCCGCTTCTCGGCGCGGCGCAGGATGCCCGAGCAGGCTTTCGCGCTCAAAAAGTACCGCTGCGGCACGTCGCCAGTCTCCAAGATATCCGACAACGAACACACGCCGGCGTCGCTGAGGGACGGCGCGAGAGTGTGATTCCACTCGGACGTATTGAGCGTCAAGAACGCGGTAGGCGAACCCATACCCGAGTTCTGCCAACCCTCCGAGGAGGGTTCCAAAATCCCGTCCTCCGTTTGATGACAAGAGGCCGGGGACGTTTTCGTAAACCACCCAGCGGGGAGCGACGCGGTTAATAACGGCAAGATAGGTAAGCATGAGGTTGCCACGAGGGTCGTCCATTCCTTTCCTGAGTCCAGCGACTGAGAACGATTGGCAGGGGCTTCCGCCGACAACAAGGTCAACTGTTCCAAGATCAGGCCACTCCTTGAATTTTGTTATGTCGCCGAGATTCGGGACGGTCGGGTAATGGTGCGCGAGGACGGCGCACGGGAACGGCTCAATTTCCGATACAGCAGCGCATTTCCAGCCCATCGGATGCCATGCCGCCGATGCAGCCTCTATGCCACTAAACAGTGAGAGATAGCGCATCAGTCGCCCCGCCCTTGGTCATGTTCAATACGATGGCAATTCGGGCAAAGCACGATGCCGTTTTCAATGGTGTGCGCACCGCCTTTCGCTTTCGGGATTCGATGGTGTGCATCGCAGCGGGATTTGTCCCATCCGCAGAGCTGGCATTTATTCCCGTAGTGCTTTACTACCGCCTTCGCCCAGCCATGACGAGTCTTGTAGCAATGCTCGCCGTCCTTGATGATGTAGCTTTTCGACTCGTTCCACGGACCATCTACCAATTTCTTCGCCTGGGCGGTCGTCGCATTCATGCAACCACACGACTGGACCGGCTTACGGCGCGTCAGGCTATTGGATGCGATGTCTTTCGTCCTTCCGCAGTCGCAGGCGCAATGCCACATCAAATGTCCATCAGAATCCCGCCCCGACTGGCGAACAACAGAAAGACGTCCCGTTCGCAGCCCCGTAAGATCGCGGGCGTTATGGTGTAGTCTCGTCATTACTGCGCTCACACAACCTCCGTTTCTTGTTCTTCAATCCCGAGTTTCCGAGCCCTAACCGGCTCCCATTCTGCGTATGCCCGATTCCACATCTCGCGCTTTTCTTCGCGAGTGAAGCGCCGACCCTGATCAAATTCAGCATGGCACGCATAGCATGCTGGGCAAGTCAGGATATTTGGCACCTTCAGCCCGATTCCCTTGCCCTCATTGCGATGCGCCGGTACACAGGTCTCATCTGGCTCACGCAGTCGGCACACGCCAGGGATTTGCAAGTAACAGCGCTCGTTTCTACAAGCCTCCAGATACTTCGCCCCATCCGCTACCGTGACGCGCTTGGGCTTGCTCTTGAGCGACGATCGCTTTATCCCGCCCGATCTCAACTCTGCGCGCCAGTCGGGTTGCGTGTTAGGTGAGTGTTTCCAGGAACCGCGCTGGAGGGGCGTCTTACGTTGGATTGGGGAGCGCTTCATAGCGTCTTAGCCTCGATGCGTCTGGAACTCTCAAGCGAGCGCCAGGCCTCAATACGGGCTTGAGCCGCCACCATCAGCCACCGCAAGCGCTCCTCTTCCTCGACGGCTGCACTGAGCGCAACCAGGTGCTGCTGATAGTCCTCGTCGGCGTAGGCTTCGCGTTCCTGCGCCACCGCTGCCTTGTGGCCGGCCGATTCAGCCTTGCGCATCAAAAGAGCCTTCTTCGACTTGCGAAACTCTTCGAGATAGATGCGATCGGCCTTTGCCTTGGCGTAGGCGGATGCGTTGTCTCGAATCCAGTTGAGGGCATCGAAGATTCTGATTTCGCCTTCGTCGGTCATTCCACGCACTCCGTTAATCCGCGCCAAGTTATGTTTTGGTTCATCAGGCACATGCCGTATTTGTCGCGCCAGTGCCGGCCGTCGAATTGCACAAACCAGAAGTAGTCCCAGCCGCCGTCGAAGATTCGAGCCTCATAGAGGCCCACGCGGTGCGGCTTCTGGTGCGGCTCGTACCAGTCGGTAAGCTGCACCGACTCACCGTCGATGATTCGCACCTCAGCGATCACTTGGGGCCTCCTCCAGCGCCGCCTCGCGCTTGGCTTGGTCGGCGAGAGCGCGGCGTTGTGCTTCTTGAAGAATCCTGGCGAAACGGTCTGGACTACAAAACACACCATTTTCAGCCATGATGTCGAGCATTTCACGGTGAGACATGCCCTTAACGAGTTGCGTTGGTTCGGGTAGCGGTTTGTTCATGCTGCTCTCCTTGACTGCGCCCACTTATCGACGCTCATGTCTTGTTGATAGACGCGCCCCTTGCCTTGCTTAGGCGCTTCAATCAGCCCTGCCGCCACAAGGAATGGGTTGCTTTGGGCAGCCTTAGCGCGGCGCTTTGCTCGGACGCTTGCATTGCGTTCTTCGCGTGTCTGGTTGGCTGGTTTGGGAGCATCAGGCGCACTTCCGATTTCCCACTTCGGCCACCAATCTCCGCAGCCCGTCGAGCGCTGGCGAACCCATTCGGCAATTCGATATTTTTTGCCGCGACCATCCCTCAGAAGCCGTTGCACATGCGACTGCGAAACTCGCGACTTGCGCACAATCTCTTTGACGGTCATGGCGTCGGAATCAGTCATCGCCTTTACGATCTCCGCCTCAGCCCATGCCGACTGCACGCCGATGACGCGCTTGCTCGTGCGGCAGCGCAGCCCGAGAAACACGCCGCGATTGCACAACGCGGGCCAGGTTCGACCGGGGAACTGGTCCAGCTTCCATTTCAGCGGGCCAGGCGAGTTCCACGCCTCGCGCAGACGGTCGTCATCCTCCTTCGACCATGCGCGCTCATCCATCCGGTTTCCGAGCTTGAGAAATTCGGCGCGCTTGGCAATGCCGTTCTTCGTTCGCCCTGGAATCATGTGAGCCCACTTCTCAACGGCATCGCGGTTGTTGAGCCATTGCTCACGCAAGATTGCGTCTTGCTCTTCGGTCCACTTCGGTGCGCCCATTTATGCCGCCTCCCTCAGTTGCGCACGCTCTTGCTGCGCCTCCAGTTCAAACTTGATCTGAATATCGCGAATCAACTTGTATGCGTAATCCGCTTCCATGTCGCCGGATTGCTTCTTGAGTACCGCGATGGATTGGCGGGCGCCAGCCAGGTCGTGCTGGTCGAGCATTTCGCCTTTGTCCAGCTTCACGCAGACCGTCTTGAGTGCGTTCGTGGCGATCGGCAGCCCATTGCGCTCGGCGTGAAGATCGAATGCGTCGATCAGCCCACAAAGCGACGGCACGAACTCATAGACGTCGTTGTGGGCCAGTTCGCTGAAAATCGGCTTGCCTTCTTCCGTGACGCTGACCATGCCGCTCGATTCGATCTCGTCGAGAATCGCCTCGACGGGCTCAAAGACGGCGTGGATCTTCCACGGCTGCGCGCGGAGCTTCACGTGACCAGCGCGGGACTGCGGGCTGTAGCGCTTACGCGGCTTTTTGCTTGCTGGCATGTCATTCCCCCTTCAGTGCGGCGAGAGCCCCGCCAACCATCTCGCGGGCGACGTATGCCCACGCCTCAATGCTTCCTTCAACGGTCCACTCATAAGCCGTCAGAGCGTCGCCACGTTCGATTTGGGAAGGCCAGACTGCGCGCCATTCATCCCGGTCTTTACGAAAGAACAGAATTGGCATGGCGTCTTCTGCTTGCGCCTGGTCGACCGCCTGTTGCCACCATTCGGCAATCTCGCCGCGCGTCGCCGTTGCATGGCGCTTCACTTCGACACACCAGCCAGGCACGCCCTCCAGATCCGATTCGCCGTCGAGTTGGCGCACCTTGCGGCGAACTTCCCAGCCCGTCAGATCGCGAACGATGGCGGCGATTTCACGCTCGCCGACTTTTCCTTTGGTTCGTGATTTCATGCCCATGCCGCCACCCCGTTCGCAGTCCTCACCGCTCTGTTTGCAACCATTTCCATTTTTCCGCCTCCCCTTAACCCTTCCGCTCTTCCCGATTGTCGATGTACAACTTGGTGCTGCCATTAGGGTGACGCTTCGGCGGGGGATCGAAACCCAAGGCTTGTCGATCTGTCCATCCGGTTTTAAGCCTGCTCGCCACCCTGCCGTACGGTAAAGCCCTGTCTCTACACCAATCGGCCACCGTTTTTGATTCGCCGTCGATTTCTATTCGATGGTTGTTTCGCTTGTTGTTCTGCTGCTCATTGTTCGTAGCCCATCGGCAATTTCCCGGTTCGTAATTTCCATCGCAATCCGGATACCGATCCAGCGACATTCCTTCTGGCGGCTCACCCATGTCGGCAAGGAAGTTTTGAAAAGATTTCCAGCGCTCGCAAACCCCAATTCCTCGCCCGCCATAGTGTTTGAAAAACTGATTTTTCTCTCTCGAGCACCGCTCCATCATCGCGCACCAAATCCTGTAGACCCTGCTTCTCTTGCCGCCCGCCGAATGGCCGTGGGTTGGCGAAGCACCTTTCTTAACGCATCCGCATGATGATGTATTGCCGGCTCTCAGGTTGTGTCCCGAAACCACTTTTGCGTTTCCGCAATCGCACATGCAATTCCATGTCGCAGACCCTTTTGCGTCAGAGCCAACACGCCCAACCGCGACCAACTTCCCGAATCTCTGAGAGGTAATGTCAATTACCGGCATTTCGATCCCTCGCGCTCCAGAGCCTCTTCAGCTCGTCTTTAACCATCCGTTCTGCCGATTCATCCGTCTTTGCCAGATCGGCGAGATAAGCGCGTCTGGTTTCCAGATCCCTTGTCGCGAGTTCTTCGACCAGTTCGCTCAATCTCTGCGGACCTCCGAAGCCGATCATCAGAAGGGCAGGTCCGGATCGTGTTTCGTGAAGACCGCTTCGATCGTCCCGTAGCGACTCAGAATCTTCATTGCGCGCTCAACAATTCGGTGCGTGTCGCGAAGGCTGATAGGTTCTGACGGCTCGCCTTCCAGCATCTGCACATGAAAGTCTTGATTGCGCGCGAGGCTGTCGATGAAGCTCGAGAGGTAGTACGTTTGGTATCTCGGCAACAGAACCGAACTGCGAAGAATCACAGTCGGTCGACCGTGCGAGAAGCACAACTCTGCGACAAACTTGCCGTTCTCGACTTCAGCCAGCCATGCCGTTCCGAAGTTTTCAACCGTCTTCTTCTGTTCAGGTTCCTCGCGCGTTGCGACGGCTGCCACGTACAGGCCGCGATTCCGTAGAATTGCCAATGCTTCCGATGCTCCTTTGCTCATGCTGCTTCTCCGATAGATTGAGTAAATGGGACGTGGATGTACGGTCGTCTTGATCTCGACGTACTAAATTGCATACAGGCGCGATTGAAGTAGAGCGCCAGCTTTCTGTGTTGGATCTCGCCGTTGCGGTTCTTGAACAGCTCGAGAATCGAATCCGGCGTATCGTCTTGTTGACCCTCTTCCTTCTGGGCAGACCAAACCGAAAAGACGTTATCGGCGGCGTTCGTGATATTTGCGCTTCCCGACACGTCCATCTTTCCGGGCGCACGGCCTTCGTCCTGACCCTTGCGTGGGTGAGCGACCAGATGCACATGGACGCCAGTTCCTCGAGCAAAGGACGTCAACTTGCGCATTGCTTCCTTCTGGGAAGTCATCGCGCCAGAGCCGTCCTCGAGTACGTCGGTCATCATCAGACTGTCGATCACGAAGTGGCGGATGCCGTATCGCTTGAACGCGTACGAGAACACGGTAATCAGGCGGTCAATGGAAGCGTTGCCGACCAGGGCGAACAGCCAGATACG